ACTTAATCCACCATCTACATCGTCTATACCATATATATCATTTTGTGCACGTGTGTATTGATATGCACTACCATAATCTGCAAGTGGATAAACTATGTTTCCACTAAATAAATTACCACTCCAACTTGCTGAAATATTATCCAAAGATGCAGTATGATTATATTTTGATACAGATGTTAAGTCAGTAAGAAAAAGTCTATTTATATCTCTTGCAAACGATGATAAACCACCAAATATTGATATCTCATATGAGTCAATAAACTTATTTGCAATTATATTTACTTTGTTTAATTGCAAATAACCGTTAGATAAGTAAAACGAACCAAAATCAAAATAACATGGCACTTTCGTATTTGTTGCAAAAAGATAAGGATTATCAATAGAGATATCATATACATGTTGAAAGAATGCATTATTCTTTTTTGTACCTGGTACAGTAATCTGTCTTGTAAAATCGGCAGGCAGAACTCCTAAATCAAATAGACCTGTTGCGTTATCTGAAATGAATATTTCTTCATCATCAAATAAATCTAACTGAGTATTATTATTTGCTATTATTCTAAATACAAAACCTTGTGTACTAATTACTCCCATTAGATGATAAGTTTGTAAGCTTGTCCGTAATTAAAATCAAATGCATATTGTATCACTTTATCTACTACACCTGTTTTGAATGTGATAGATTGTGTGTTAATAGTAATCGGTCTTAAATCTCCATCTGCTTCATCGTATATCCAATATATCTCATCAGAAACTAATAATTGTTTGAATATATCATTATAATCTTCGGAAACCCAATCGGTTTGTACTGAAATTGCTTGTTTTGAATCTGAAATATAATTTAATACAGAACTATCATAACTTTGATATTGTAAACTTGTTCCCTGCCATGAGCCTAGCTGCGGCTGGTACGTTCTTCTTTCAGTATTAAAAGATTGTCTACTAACCATATTAAAATTAAACCAATCAAATTGGCCGTATCTATTTTTCCATTTAATTCTTACATTAGGATACTTTTGCTCACATACTATATTAAATGTAATAGGAGACCCAATATTGACACTTCCAGTTTGTGCTTGAATTGTGTATGATGAGAAACTTCCACTCAAAGGAAACCCACTTTGTGCAACTCCTATGGGGTATTGTTGTATTTGTTGTGAAGATGTTACACTACCACTCAATGCAATAAATGCAGTTTGTGATGCAGAAGTATATTTTAATCTTGTAGGTATGGAGCCAGAATTTGCAATACCAACATAAACTCCACTCACACCTTCGTTAGTTGTAAATGCAGATTGTGTTGCAGGGCCATCTGTCATCAAAGGCCAAAATGGTGTTTTTGCAGTTATTGGTTGTCCAATTGGTTCTTGGAATATACCATAACCATCTAATATTTTATATGAGCTAGATTTTAGATGACTACCTGTAATATAAATGCTACCTGAAAGATATTGAGTATAAAAATCAACTGCATAATATTTTACATTTGATGTGTTTGCTTCTGCTAAATCTTGTAATGTTGAATTTAATATTCTACTAAAATCAAATATACCAGTATAAGATGTATTTGGAAACTTAGATAAAACATAATCAGGCACTGATGCAGAGTTATTTGTGCTACCAGTCCAATAATATAATTCACCTACATATTGAAATCCTGGATTTGTAATAATTGCAGTATTTTCAAACACAGAAAAAACTATCGGTGATTGTGCTAATGAAACAATTGCAGGATTTTGAGTTATTGAAATTGACATTCCTAATTCTTTCTTATCTAACCATGTAAATAAAAAAAGTTAGTGATGGTTATTTCTTTCTAAATGATTCTCTTAATTCTGTTGCAACTTGTACACCTAATGCTTTTGCATATTGTTTTATAGATGCCTTAATTTCAGGGTCTTTCATTGCTTTTGCTGCATAATCAAAGTGCTCAGGATATCTCTTTTTAATTGTTGCAGTAGTTCCTTTGCCTTTACCATACGGACTATTCCAATACTTACCATATGTTGCACCTGGTGGAGCAAAAAAGAATTTTATATCTACATCACCTTTTGCTTTATAAGTAATCATTCTATCAGGTGTATTATATGACCTTAATGTATTACGCAAGTTGCCAGTAGCACGAGGTGCTAAAGCAGATGCTACATTTCTAATAGATAATGCAACTTTTTTAATTTCTTGGGGATGTTTCTTAATTACAGCCATTTATGTTTGTATATGAGCTTGATGGATAAAGGTCAAACAAACATCTTGGTCTAGAGTTAGGTGTAGTTAAATTAAATACTGCAACATGTCCTGCTAAACCATTGTTAAATCGGTCTGTGAACGGTGAACAAACGATTTCTCCGTCTATGTCGAATGATTGTACTGAATACTGAGTAAACGAGGTTAAATCGTTTATAATTGCAAGTGTGTTAGCTAGTATGTCTATTGTATCATCAACACCAAAGAATGGAATTGTTTGTGCATTAGTGATAGGATTACTTTCGTTATTCTTATTCTTAATTTTATCAGCAACTACTAATTGCACTTGATGTATAGTTGTAGAGTCAGATATTGTTGTTTGCAATATATTCACATTACCAAATAGATACATAGGAAACTCTCTATCGTCAACTTCTTGTATCTCGCCGGTAGTTACCTTTGTTATACCAGGATGATTAGTCATAATAGTTTCAAAGTAATCCAATACATTGTAGTAAAGTGTATAGTTTACTCCCTGATTATATTGTAAATAGCTCATAGTTTATTATAATTGAATACCACCAAAATATTGATTTGTTTGGTCTGGGTAAATCTGTGTTTGATTGCCTACTGATTGTAAGTATTGTGGTATTGAGTTTGAGTAAGATATCAAATAGTTTTGTAATCTTAAAGCATAATAGTCAGCGTTAGTTTGTGCTTGTTGCTTTAGATAATCAATTTCTGATTTAGAAGGTGCAGTTGCCTGTTCTGATGATTGTTTAACTGCTCCGTTAGATTTGAATTGTATTGAACTAAATGGTATATACTCAACACATGTATACCAAATCAATGTTGGTTTAATATGGTCGTCTAATAAGTCTTGATATGCTATTGGTAAAGAAGCTACTGTACCTGCAATGATTTGTTCTTGTAAGTAATCGTATAAAACTGTACCTATAAGGTTTTTGATATACTTTACTTGTGCAGTATTCATAAAAGGCAATAGAGCATCTGCATCTATCGCACCCTGTAAAGGACTATTCTTTATGATATCGTTTCTTGTTATAAAAAGTGCTGTTGCCATAATGGTTATTTATATATTTCGTATTCTTTACTTAATGATGTCGGCATTCTGAATGTTTCCTCGTCTGCTTTGTTTGGTAGTGGTTCTTCAACTGTTTGGTCTTCACCCTTATCAGTTGTTCCTGGATTTTCTAATGATTTATTAGTTTCATCTTCAACTTGTGCAACTGATTTGCCAGTTTCTTCAGCTTGTTGAGAAAGAATTACTAATGGAGTTGATTGTTCAAAGTATAATTCCATATCACTATATCCACCTTCTCTTAATGCCATATCCAATGTATTTAAGATTAAGTTTTGGAATGGGCCTATTGTCATAGATTGCATGATACTAAATGCAGTCATCATTTCCTCTGACTGAGAACTAAATCCGTTGTTTTGAGTTCTAATACCGAATAATAGAGGTGATGTTACTCTATGTGCAACTAAGATTCTATCTTGTGCATATTCTGCAACATATTGGAACTTTTCGTGTAAGTTGTCGATTTGGATAACATCGATTGTCGGTTTAGTTGTAGGGTCGTCATTGAACGACAACATAAACTTACCAGCGTTCTTAGTACCTGTAAATTTAGCATATAAAAGGTCTTCTATTGTTTGTCTTTCTTCAGGTGCAGGAACTCCACTATTCATATTCAACATTACCATTGGTAAGAAACCATTTTCGATATTGTTTAAGTGTAAGTTTGATAATTCACCTTCAACAATTGAGTATTGTATTGCAGAAACCCAATCAGGCAAACTATAATAGTATAAATTTGGACTATAATTCTTTACCCATAGTATTTCCATCTTTTCATTAGAAGTTCCAAAGGCAGGTATCTTTTTCTTATCTCTTACTTTTCTTTGGTCGTTCCAATCTACACAATAATAATAGTTTTCTATCTTTGGATTATCGTATATCTTTTCTGCACGAAGTGTTTGAATTGGAGTATGAAACATCTTAATTATCTTAGTATGTGTATCATCCCAATAAACTTGATATGCTGCATTACCAAATAATTTTAAGTCAAATGCAACTCTTTTAGTTTCCTCTTGCGGAATCATCTTTTGTAATGTCTCATTGAATGTTAAATTCTTTGAGTATAAACCTTTACCAAAAATTAAATCAGCAATACCTTCTACACATGCAGCATTAGTTGTTGATGCGTTATACGCAACATTAACTGCGTCAAAGAAATCATCATGTCCATAAACACCGAATGGTACCCATGTATAACGAGTTTTAGTATCCTCTGTAATATAAGGAAGTTGATTATTTGTTACATTCACAATAGAAAGTTTCGTTTCTTTTTTCATATTCTATTTTTTCTAAATTTTATGGGCAACCAGATGTGTTATTGTTTAATGTACATCCTGCTGCAAATATTCTTAATGTTCTACCGGCTGCACTTACATCTTGGAATCCACTACCTGATATATCAAATGGTAATGTTGCAGATACAACTGAGCCAGGCTGTGTTACTATTGTTAAACTACCACTCACCCTTGTTCTATAATATGTTCCATTTATATCACCACCTGAAGAACAAGCTTTTTGTTGTGCACCTGTAAAGGTATATGATTGTGGTGTACTTTGCATTGTCCATTGTGTTCCATAAGGAACTGTACATCCACTATCAGAACTCATAAATAAGTTATAATTTAGTATATTAACTGATGAAATATTGCCATCAGTCGAACCACTTATACATACATCAAATCCCATACCACCAACTTGTCTACCAAATGTAAAGAATGCACTTGGCCCTGCTGCAGTTGTAGTAGTTGTCGTAGGTGCTGCAGTCGTTGTCGAAGTAGTTGTAGTAGGTGCTGCAGTTGTAGTAGTTGTAGTTGGTGCTGCAGTTGTAGTAGTTGTAGTTGGTGCAGCGGTTGTAGTACTTGTCGTAGGTGCAGCAGTAGTTGTACTTGTAGTACTTGTAGTTGTTGTCGTAGGTGGTAATGTAGTTGTCGAAGTACTTGTAGTACTTGTAGTTGTTGTTGTAGTAGTCGTTGGTGCAGCAGTCGTAGTTGTTGAAGTACTTGTGGTACTAGTTGTTGTAGTTGTGCTAGTTGTAGTCGGTATTCTATCAATAATAATATATTCATTATCAGAAGGATTAGATATAAACTCATCATTCTGTGTTTTGTATGCCGGTTTATTTATTGATTGAGATGTAAATACTTGCACTGACCCATTATAAATTGTATCTACACCATTTGTAATAGTTGCTCTATATTCCTCGCCTACTATTGCAGTATTTATTGATGCAGTAAATGACAACATACTTTCACAATTATTATAACTTACACCTGTCAAAGATGCAGTGATATTTGTAAGTCTTGTCATATCTTGTAGAGACATAGTTACAGCAGTAGAAGTAGTTTGAGCTGTTCTAATGGTGTAATTATTCTGTCCAAATATAAAATAAGTAAGCATTATCTTGTATTAGTTTGTTCTTATCTCTAACAATGGAAATATTAAATATACTCAATAAAAAACCCCACACCGAAGTGCAGGGTTAATATTTTTAGTAATGCTTTACTGATTAGCTATTAGTTCCGTATACAACTACTGGGTTGCCTGCAGGTAATCCTGCAAACGGATTGTTGATTGTCGAGCCAGAGATAAACGCTGCAGGTAATTGTTCAGTACCAGTCATAGTAACAGAATAACCATATAGGTCTCCCATTGCTGCTCCTGTTTGAATAGTGCCTGCTGTTAAATCTGCACCCTCATTCTCACCTACTAATAAAGCTTCTCCGTTCATTGTGTGAACTACGATTTGAGGTCTACCATAAGCCATAAGCTTTAATTGAGTAGTCATTTCGTTAGTCAATTTCTTTAAGTTAAGAGTTAACTCTTGAGAAAAGAAAGTTGTACCATTTTCACGAGAAGTGTTAACTGTCTCAGTATAAGCACTTGTTCCTTTTAACTGATAGTAGTAAACTGTACTTCCTGAAGGGAATGCAGTTACTTCACCAGTACCGTTCTTAGTGAAAGAGCCTGTTGTATAGTTTAAGAAGTATACACCGCCTAAGCCACCGATACTATCTTTACATACTTCGTTTCTTCCAGCTGATAAATTACAAGGCATATTGATTAAGTTTTATTTTGTTATTAAAAAGGGTGAGTGTTTCTACCCACCCTTTAATTATTTTTTTATTAGTAAGCTCCGTAGTATACGATGTCTTGTGCGATACCGAACTGAACAGCTGCAGTGTATCTCATAATCACTCTGTAATTTTGAGAACCATCGATGTTAGCCATATCCAATACTTTTACCTCGTTATAATCTGAAAGCAATCCCGTGCCAAAGAATAAATTACTCTTTTGAGCTGCAACTACTTTGTTAGCAGACATACCAGGACACATTACGATATCAATACCATTGAAGTTGTATGGTTTTTCACCTACAGTCAATTGGTTGTTGTATCCGTTAGCACCTACTGAACCACCACCTAAAGCAGTTTGATAAGCCTTAGCAACACCTGTACCTACATACAATAATAAATCTTCTTTACCATAAACTGTATCAGGGATAGAGTTTACGATATCGTTTAATTTAGCAATTACGTTTGCAGATGTGATACTTCCAGAAATTGGTTGACCACCGATTAAAGTGCTACCAGAGAATGCAGGGATAACGCCAGTTGATACTGTGATTGCACCTGATACTACTGTTGTTCCAGCTGCAACTGATGCAGATAATAAAGATTGGAAACCTGTGAAAGAACCATTTGTGTTAGTTCCTGCCCAGATTGCAATCTCAGTTGCTTCTGCAACTTTACCACCTGTGTAAGAAATTAAGTAGTCATTGAAATTAGCAGGGATAGTATCGAATGCACTATATCCTAATTGTAATGCCTGCCAAGAATCTACAAACTCTTGCTTACATAATTGTAAGTTAACTTGTAATTCTTTTGGAGTTAATACTTGCTCAGATAATACAACACTACCTGAAGTTACGAAGTCACATGAAGCATCTTGTACGATACCACTAACTTCTAATTTTTGGATAATTTCTTTGAACTTCACATTTGGGTGAATCTCAACATATTTATTATCCAAAGTTTTTGCCGATAACAACGCAGCTGCGATGTATTGACCTGCAAACTCACCAGCGTAAGACGATGGGTTAGGGTTTGCGTAGGTTGGCAATGCAAAATTTTGATTTTTTTTCATTGTTTTGATTTAATGATTTTTAATAATTTATTTATAAAGTTTTGATAAGAATGAATCTTGTGCATTCATTATTTTCTTACCATAATTTTTTCTGTTTAATTCTACTGCTGCAGACATTTTAGTTTCAACAGGTGCACCATCTAATTTCGGTAATTCCATTGCAATGTCTTCTTCTTTTTTAACTTCAGCCTTTTTGTCAACAACTTCCTCATTCATTTTAGGTTCAGCCATTTCCATCATCTTCTTTTCCATCTCTTCGATTCTGTATGCTAATTTAGCAACCATATCTTTTAATTCAATTTCAATAGATGGTTCGTCTTCAATGTCAGCAGGCATTCCGTCACCAGTTGATGGTAATGGGCCAACTTCCTCAGTTGTTTCTGCCATTTGTACATCTTCAACAGGCTTAGCTCCGTCTGCTTGTGGTATCTCTTTTACTTTTACCATATCAGCATCAGCGTCAGCTAATTCTACATTCTCTCTTTCTACAATCTTACCATCCTTAGAGATTACTTTAAGCATAGTCTCATTACCTTCTGTATCTCTTAACATTAAGTCGTGAGTTCCGTCTGGTGCAGGAGATTTTGTACCATCTTCTGATACTACGAATAGGTCTTCACCTACATCGAATGTTGCAGATTCAACAATTGTTCCGTCTGCTAACTTTGCATAAGTTAATTCAATTTCATCTTTTGATAAAAGTGTCATTATCTTATTTAATACTTGTTTTGCGTTCATGTTCTTTTATTTTAGTTTTAACAATACTATTTTTAGAAATAGTTATTTTTTTTATCTTACTTGTGTGACTGTTAGGATTACTGATGGTACTAAAGGTATATTGCCACTTGCAGCAATTGCCGTTAATACAATATTTGCATCAGGAGATTGCCAACATAATTCATAATAATCACCTGCTGCTGCATCTACAACATAATTCCATGATGCTAATACTTTTGCTGCTGCAGCACCTCCAGTAACTGTTACTGCACCTGCAGTATTAGATACATTAGTTCCATTCTTTTTTAACCAAATATAGATTACATCAGTTCCACTACCTGATACTCTATCTACTTGTGCAGAGAATTGTAAGTTATATGTTCCACTATTTGCTAATGTTATTCTGCTATTAGATGCAATTGATACACCTTGTGATATATCAGTTGTTCCAAAATTCATTGATGGAGATACATTTGCACTACCTGATTGTGATACTAATGAGCTGAATGCACCTACATTGAATTGTCTGTTACCATTTGCAAAGAATGAACTTCCACTTTGAATTGTCAAACTACCAGTTAGTGATGTGCTGCCACTTACATTAAGACTACCTTCAAAAAATGAATTACTGCCTGAGTCAATTAAGAAACCAGTTTTTCTTGTTGTTCCATTTCCAGTTCCAACTGAAAATACTGCGTAGTCAGATTTATTTCTTATACCATCGTTTACATTAAATCTACCAAAAAATGCAGAACCTTGTGAATTACCATCTCCTGCAGACATACTTGCAGTAACAATCAATGTGTTACCATATACAATAGACCTATGGAAATTACCAAATGTTGAAGGTGCACTTATTCTAGAATTGCTATAATCTGAAAAAATTGTATTGGCTCCACCACCTATTAAATTATCATTGAATTGTGGTTGTGATGTTGTAGTTGCTTGGACACTACCTGTTATAGTTATTGTATTAGTGTTACCTGCAATTGTATTTCTTTGCAAAGACACAAAACCTAATCCAGCAGATGATGAGAAATAGTTATTATTGAATTGAAATGCACCATCGTTGACTGAATTACCCGTAAAATTGACTGCTGATTGAATTAGAGTTAGAGTGGCCGCTCCATTTATATTATTATTAGAAACAGTAACAGTTGATGCTGTAAGTGCAGTTACTCCTGCATTTACAGAAAATGTTCCCGCAACATAATTACCAGTCATTGTTAATGTAGAAGTTAATTTTTCTGCACTAACTGTTCCTGCAGCCTGTCCTATGTTTATACTTCCTAAAAGATTATTATTTGCTACTGTCCATGCAGATGCACTTGCCGGCCCTCTCATAGTTAAACTACCTTGTCCAAAATAGTTATTAGTTACATTCGGACTAAATTGCATTGACTCACTTATTTGTGCAAATCCTGCACCTAATGCAATATTATTAGAAGTTAAGTATCTCTTAAATCCTGCAGTCGGTGCTACTGGATTTAGGAATATATTTCCACTACCTGATATAATTGTATCAGCGGTATTGTTATTCGTTTTGAATATTATATTAAGTGAACCACTTCCAACTGCAGATACAGATGAACTTAAATGTAAAGATGATGATGTATATCCTTTCGCAACTAACATCATACTACCTGATGCATCTGTGATTGTATAGAAATTATTTGCGTTATCTATCCACGTTTGGTCACCTGTAAATGTATTGCTACCTGTTGTTGCAAAACTACCTGTGTTAATGCTTCCACCACTACCTGTGATTGCAAGTATTCTTGTATTTAACGATGCACTAAATGGAATAAAGTCAACATTATTTATAATAACTGAACTACCTGTAATATTAGTATTAACTACCGAACCTAATGTTAATGCAGTAATGTTAGAATATAATTCAGTTGCACCTCCTGTGTTTCCTTTTAATTGAGCACCATTTGGAAAGAATATACTTCCACTTATGTTTTGATTACCTACGAATGTGTTTGAGCCAGTTGTTGCAAATGATGCAGTGTTAAATGTGCTACCACTAACATCAGGAATGTTTACATTAAATGTTGTTGCATTTCCTTTTGTGAATGTTAAATTTCTTGTTGCATTGTCAAACGATGCAGTGATTAAAGAACTTCCGGTGATTGCAGATGTTACACTACTCGTTAATGCATTTATTCTTGTATTAAATGATGCACTATCTGTTGTGTATGCATCTTGGTTTACATTATTTGCAATTGAAGCAGAATTATAATTTCTTAATATCTCAGGCGTAATATCTCCCTCATTGTTATTAGGAAATGATGAAATGTTTAATGCTTCTAATTGTGCTTTAGTTAAGCCCATATTATTATATTTTATTTGTTAGTTAAAACCATTACTAAATCCACTACTAAATGCACCAAGTCTTACACCTTGTATCACACCGATACCTTGTTCCATCAATGCACCATTACAACATCTTACATCATAAGTGTCCTCATTCAAACATAGACATGCTCGTCTACTATTTTTAGGTGATGATAAACCTCTTGTTGGCCCTATGTAATATCCTGAGTTGTTCTCTCTGTTAACTGAATATCTCAATGCACCATTTCTACTATTACTCCAAGGCATATGTAATGTTTTTATCTTTAACAATACATATGCAAAAAATGGTAGAGTTATTTAATAGACTTCATTGCCTCTCTATGTATCATTGCTTCCAATCTATTCTTGTCCGATTTGTATGCAAGAAATAGTAAACACTTCTCTAATGGTTGTTCTACTACGGTATCTATCCTTTCGATGTTGCCTTCAGCAAGTTCGAATATTGTTGAATAGCTTCTCCACTTTCTACTAAAATTGACTTGATGTTGGCTGGTACCTCCATCTCCGTCAAAGAGTTCAGGGTATCTTTCATTAAGTCCATTTGCAAATAGAGAAAAAAAAACAAACATCCAAAGTGCACATCCATTGTTACATCTAACCATACCTTCTCATCTATCGTGCCTGTGTATTGTTCTATCTGATATAAACCATGTCTATCTTTCTTTGCTACTGGTCTATATAGTATTGACATTATCTTTGCCCAATTCTTATCTATACTTATTGTATCATACTGAGATATGTCCGCGTATGCACCATAAGACATTTTAGATAAGTTAGGTTCAAATCCGTATTCAGTATTTCCGATAGTCACAAACTTATGTAGTTCCATATCTTCTGGTTTTAAGAATTGACTTAACTTTGCTTTTAATACATTATAACTTTCAGCAGATACATTTGGTATTTCCTCATAAGGTATACCGCATAGGTGATGCAACATCAAAGCATCTACTGCTTCTTCATCCTCTTTGTATGCTTCTATATCATTCATCAACTCTAAATACTTTCTTAGAGTAATGTCTTTCCAATCTGTTAATGCCTGTACCTTAATTGTTTGTTTCATATTAGTTTTGTTTTATCATCATTATTTGTAATTGTTGTTTACACCATTTAACCTTTGCTTCTTCGTTTTGTAGTTTAGCAAGTAGTGCCATATTCTGTGCTCTTAAATCTTCATTTACTTTTTGCATTTCTTTTGCATATAGTATTAAGTCTTTTAATTCTTCTGATGTCCATAGTTGTTTATCCATACTATCTTATTGTTATTGCGTAATTACCTGCGTTAATCTTTTTTGCATTCATTTGTTCCATTACTCCATATCTCATTGCATCTAATAAGTGATTGTTTGCATCCACAGGAACATTCGTTACACCTCCGTTGCCATCATCTACCCACTCATACGAATAAAGTTCTTCTATGAGGTTTGTATTCGATTTAGGCACTACTATACGATACTTCTTAACTAAATCAATTCCCCATTGTATACTATCCTTGCCTTTCTTCACACCTCTTGCTAATGGAAACCCACCTTTTTTTATTTCGTCTATCAATCTAGGCTCACTACTATCTACAATGATTATATCTCTGCTATCTACATTTTCTCTAAGTATATCTATTATCTGTTGCGTAATTAAACCTTTCTGATATATGTGTTCATTTACTATTATCTTATCTCCACTTTTCCAAATCGCAACTAATGCAGTTGGGTCACTTACATATCCAATGTCTAATCCAAAACAAACAAACTCAGCAGTATCAAAGTCAAACTCATCAACAACTTCAAAGTCATAGATTTGTTTTTCATTCACTGCAAATTGTCCTAAACCATATGTTTGCCAGTATCGAGGATTAGTTTCTCTATACTTCTCAATGAAACGAACTTGTTCTTCAGGCAAATAAGGATTGTCTCTATATGTTGTAATGTATGTCTGCACATCATCTCTTACACTTAATTCTTTTATTATCCAATGTTTAGGTGAGAATGATGGGTTATAACTTAATATAATTTGACCTGTTGTTCTGATTGCTAATTGCATAAACTGCTCTGAGTTTAATTCATTTGCTTCATCTATCCATAATATATTTCTCCTAAGTCCTTTTAACTTCTCTGCACTATCTGTTGAAAAGAATTCTATTACACTATCGTTGTCAAATGTATATGTGTGTTCAGTTGCCATCCATCTATTATCATCCCATAAATTCATTCCTCTCATTATATCTTTGAAGTCACGTATAGCTGATGTTCTTAATGCAGGAAAGGTTTTTCTTACTACTGATATCAAAAGAGTTTCAGATATTGCTTTAACGATTAGATATTGTATTAAAGCAAATGACTTACCACTTCTTGCAGACCCTTGATGTAATTGTATCTTTGCCTTACTATCCCATGCGTTCTGAAATGTGATTGTTGTATCAACCTTCAATTCTGTCATCTGGTCTATTTATGTTTATTGATATCTGTTGTATCTTTGCATTGATATCCATACTTCCGTTTATATCTACACTTCTCATCTTAGGCATTGCATATTCCATTAGTCTCATTGCTAACTCCATTGCCTTCTCTGGGTTTTTCTTTTTTATCTCTAATAAGTCTGCTTGTATTGTAGATAGAGTATTGTTTACTGCACGAGCAATAGTTAACTTCATCTCTTCCGTAGAACGATTTAGTGCTCCTGGTTTTCTACCACCTAACTTATTTCCTTTCTCAAACTTTGCCATACGATTTGTGTCGTTATTTATACGATTTTAACAACAGTAAAATTATTTGTTAGTGTATACACACCATGCAACAGATAATCCAATGGTGAGGAGATATGTGATAATGAGAACCCATATCTCATCTATGTCTTTATTCTTTTTCATATTGTATTCTTTGTTTCCAATCTTTTACTAATGGTTTTACAAATATCATCTTTGGTTCACTCTCACTTACTCTATATTGTTTACCATCTTTTGCATATTTAGCTATTGCTGCTTTTGGGTCTGTCCTTGCTAATATTCCTCTTGCATCATTTACTCCTCTCTTTGCCCATAATCCTATTGGTGATTTGGATATGCTTGTTCCACTTGTTTCACCTACATGTGTCCAATTGTCTGCAAGATATACTGCACCTCTTCTATTTTCATTCTTTAATACATAGGTTTCCATTAGTAGCAAGTCATCACCATATCTTTCTTTCCATCTCTTTGCACCTTCTATTCTAATCATCTTTAATACTCTGCTACCTAAGTTCTTTACGCCACTATCTGGTTTTAAGCAGAAACGATAGTTGTTCGCCATACTATTAGATAACTTCATTCTTTGTTCTTTTGTCCAACCTATCCAATTATCTCTATCCTTTACACATAATACACAACTGCTTATTCCTATTGCACCTACTAACTCTGCACCATTCCATACTAACCAATTGATTCTTCTTTGTGGAACTACCTTATACTTTACATATGAATGATACTGATTGATAAAGTTTGCAAACATCTTTGTCTTTTCTGGTGTATTACATTCGTCTATTGTAATTTCTGTATTATTATATTCAAAAAAACTCATTATCTTATTCTTTCTATGTGAAATCCATGTAGTAAATCTCCATCCTTATCGTATATCATAAACATATGGTAGTCTAGCTTATCATCAGATACTAATACAAACTCACAATGTTTTATAAATTGCCAGTCAAAGTATAACTCTAAATGTTTGGCCATCCTTTCATTAGTATTCATAATAGTCGTGCGTATTTGGATAATCTCTTTGAATACTCTTTTTACTTTTTGATTGTTTAGTTTCTGCAGTTTCTTTATCTCTTCTATCGTTTATCCATTTCATTAAGACTGCATCATTTAATATCTCATCCAATTTTTCCTTAAAGTATGCCTGCCATTCATCTCTTACTTTCATCTTATGTAGTTTTGCACGAAGAGGATAAAACCTACTATGATAATTGTGATTAGGCCCTTGATACGGGTATGGTTCTTTTCTTTCATACTTACTTCTTTTCTTTCCTTCAATTACCTTTTGTGCTTGATTAACACATGGATTACATCTCCATATAGGTTTCTTTGCATGAAATTCTGTATCACATGTTTTACACTTTCTTAACTCACCATTCTTGTGGTCAAACTTTACACTCCATAATCCTGCCATAACTTTATTTGAATGGGTTGTCTATAACTTTTTCTAAATGTTTTCGCATCCGTTTGATTTGTATGAACACGGTGCTCTTGGAAATTCCTATCTTATCTGCTAATTCTTGTAGTGTATCCTCTCCCATCCAATACAACTCATATAGTTTTGCTGATGTCCATAACTTTGTTCTTTGTAATCTTTTTAATTCTTGTAAGACTTCTTCATGTGCCTGAACAACACTCTCATCTAAATCATAATCATATTCTTCAAAAGGGTCATCATGTACTAACTCACCTACATACTTTACTCTATTAAGTTTCTTTACTTTGTTAATCCATCTATGTTTCAAAAAGGCCATTGCATACATTCTATTGTATGAATCTTTCCAATACAATTTTGGGTGGCACTTCTTTATGAGGTACTCCCATAAATCGGCACATAAATCCTCACTTTCTTCCCTATTCTTTGTTATGTTAAATGAAACTTGGTGCAACCAGATTGAACTATCATTATAAAAGTTTTCTAATCTTTTATTACAACTTATCTGCATGCTGCTACTAAGTTCATTACCCATTCTTTTCTACATTGATTATAAAATTACGAATGGTATCTGCTGCTCTTATCCAATGTCCTGCAGCTGAACCACAGCTACATGGTTGACCTTCATTCGTTTTTAATATCTTATTATGATTACTCCATACCCAACCCATTCTATCGTTTGGTATATGTGTAGTAATGGTATGCATAACTTGTCTAAGTTCTATATACTCTGCTTCTGTGTAAGGCAGATAACGATTAAAATATTCTGGTGGTATTGTAGTGGTATTTACTTCCATATTATTTCTTTAATGTTTTCAATTTTGGTAATTCCAACTCTTTCTTTTCAAGTTGAGGCATTGGTTGTCTTGCAGGAATTGGTTTAGATAAATCTAAGAATGGTCTAAGTGTTTCAAATGCAGGATGATAAGGTGAGAATGTAAATCCAATACTACTAAGGATTATCATAAGGTCATTCACATTTGTACATCTACTGAAATCTACCATATAAAGACTATCCTTGTCAATATCTACTGGTGTTCCGTCTAAGTTTGCTTTTTCTGTTATCATATTTATAATTTAATTTGTCCGTGATTTTCACAATTGAATAGTTTGTCTAAATATTCTTTTCTGCTTTGGCATCCACAATCTGTCTTTCTAAAGAAAGTCCATGCAACCCATCCGGCCAGGGACTTGCCCCAGCCAAATGTGATTACATCAATCAAACTTTCCAGCCAGCTACCCAGAGGAAAGACACACAACTTTTTTATATTCTTATTCATATTATTATCTATTATAGTAAGGGTGTTTAGGATTTGCACTTCCGTATAAAACTCCTGCTTCTTTTCCGTATTTCATATTCTCTAATTGGTCTACAACTTTTAAGTTATCCAATGAATTATTATGTTTGTCATGGTCTATGTGATGACATTGTAAGCCATTTGATATCACTCCGTTATAACATTCGTATACAAAACGATGCACTAAATACATTTTACCTACTCCGTTCTCATGTATACAAAATTGCTGATATCCTCTTGTGTGAGGTGCTTTAATAAGTTCTGTTATTCTATTAAACTTAAAAGAATAAATGTTACCATCTTTGTCCGACGCGTAATCTCTAAATACTGGGTGTTTTTTTAATTCGTTTTCCATTTATTTGTGTGTTTGTTTATACTAATATATATCGTTTTTATTTTCAAGCGTAATACAATTTTTTATAATATGTTATCTACCTACTTCTTTTAGATATTTCTCTTTACATTGTTCCCATGTCATACCGATTATATCAATGTAGTAAAGTGTTTCATCTTTTAATCTGCCTTCTGAATGTAGTGTTGTATATCTTTTTATTGCTTTATCTTTCCACCACTTAATCGTATAATCATCACCTTGTTCAAAAATAGGATTCAACTTTAATGTATCAGCTTGTATCTTGCTTTGTAAATATTGTTTACCATTCTCATGGAATAATGAAAAGTATACTCCTCTCTTAAATCCGTGATTGTATGTACCTACTTTAATTCCAATTTCTTTTAATATACGATTTAACATTATTTGCTTTGGGCCCGTTGCGGTTAAGTGATATTCATAAAAGTCAGGATAAGTTTCTCTAATCCAATTTAACCAGGGTCTATACACACTATCATCAGGTTTAATTCCTACTTTACCTGCAGACTCACCTAATGTCTTAAAGTGTTTTATTCCATTATACATACTGCTTGCACCATATAATGCAGTTGTGTGTATTGCACATAAAACATCATTGTATTTTCTAAACCATTCATCTCTAAATGTAGGTGAAGTTGTTAAGGCAGCCATTAACTTACCACCTAAGAAGTTATATCCTAATGGTTGTGTTGCAACGATTGTAGTTCCCATTGCAATGTTATTTAATTTACCATCCTTAAACTTATTATCCTTACTCCATCCAATAAATTCATCTCTTACCTTTACACTTACTACATCACTGCCTAAAGAGACAACACCTAATAGTTTACCTGTTATTCTATCTTTCACATAAGCCTTTACATTCCTGCCAGGGTTTGCTGTAAACTCCATAGTTGAAATCAATCTCCTAATGTTAGTCCATTTAGTCATATCCTCTACAATCTCTACATATGGTTGTAATTCGTTTATTTCTGCAATAGTCAAATCCTTATCCATTATGTTTGTAGGTCTCCATATGTTATCGTAGTATGATTGTAATACAGGCAGTTTTTCCATAGAAGAATGTAAGTCTTTATTCCATTCCTGCCATTTCTTATAGAGTGTTGATTCCTCTACCGACATGCTAGCTAACATATTTAGATTGTCTAAAATATCATTCTTATTTCTTTCAAAGTCAAAATCGGTATCTACTTCAGGTCTATCCCAAAACTTTGTGCTAGTTTTTTCTTTTTTGATAAACATTTCATCTGTTATCATATCGAAATCATCACAGAAGTTTTCGCCTGGTTCTAAATCAAAATCCTGCATATTATTTTTTAGTTTCTTTTCTAATTAAATTATTCAACAATGCTGACATCTTAAATCCGTGATGATTACAATAGTCTTTTAATGCACTATGAACTTCTCTGCTGATTTGAACATATGCATATCTTTCATTGTTTGGTAATTTTGTTTGTTTTGTCTTTGTCATTTTTTTGTTTTTATTAGTTGTTAAAGTATTTGTTCCATTGGATTGTATCTTGTGCAAGTTTATTTCCAAATTTCATATCTTCTGTTAATTCATCCTGAACTTTTAAGATTTCTTTTAATCGTTGGTTTTCTAATTCCAACTCTTTCATTTTTTTAGAAACATCGGTTACTTCACCTGTTTCTACATTTACTATTTGATTAAGCATATATTCCGTTTTTATATTGTTGTAATTTCTTTTTGTAATTCATTTGTGCTGATGTATCATTGGGTAAGTAAAGTTCTAATACATTATCAAATCCTCCATAATCTTCATCTATTTCACTTAATACTGATTGTAGTTTGAACCTGCTGTCGATTGATATAAACTTATCTATAACTCTTTCTATCATTGGTCTTGTCAATTCTATATCAGTTTCATCTATCATATAATCTACATTAGTATTTTCTATTTCAATTATATCAGGAGCATTATATACTTGTAGTGCTTTCTCTTTATCTATATCTTTATCTTTATCTTTATCTTTAAGGTTTTGTGGGTTAGGTTGGGTTTTCAAATAACCGATTGGGTTTTGTGGGTTATCTTCGGTTATAGTGAGTTTCTTAGGCCTACCACCACCTTTACCATTTTCTCTATTGGTTTTACATTTCTTATCGTAATTTTGTTTTTGCAAATCAAAATCTCTTTTAATGCTTATAAAGATGCCTTTCACCAACATATCATCAAATTCAGTTGCAATACCCAATTCATACTTACCAATAGATTTGATTAACTTACCAGCTTGTTCATCTGTTAGTTCGTTAATCAATTCAAAGTGTGAAGGGTATATCAATGTGTTTTTTCCCATATATTTTATTTTTTGTGTTGTATACAATATAAGATAATTTTTTGAAACTACCAAATAAATTTGTATATTTCTTTTGTTTTATTACACTTATATATATGGAAAAAATTTGTAAAACTTCAAAATGTGGATAACTTTCATAAAGTGTTGATAATCAATAACTTATAAATACGAGGTTTTTTACATGCATAAACCGTTAAAAATCAATGATTTATGTAAAATGTGGATAACTTGTGGATAACTTATATAATAAAAATAAAGAAATATACAAATTTATTTGGTAAATACAATAATTATTCGTATATTGTATATACAAAGGGTGAAAGAAATGAAACCCTTGTTCTTTGATTTATTAAACACACACAAACTCGGGGGGAGTATAAACCACACAATGATTATGAAAAAGATTTCATTTAATCAAGTTCCAGATATTCTTATAAAAGAATGGAATTTCACAAAAGTCACAGACAATTCATTAATATGTGACAATGGTCCCTGGTATTTTGAAATATACCTAAATCCTGCAAATCAAAAATTTGAAATGGAGGTTACCATGGTAGTATTACCTACATGGCACCCGTTAGGAAAAGACTGGTTACCAACAAAACCTTATACACATCTAAAAAAATCCTATTCAACATTCAAATCCTTACACGATACATTATGTGCGTATAGTGGGTGTGATAAGTTCTAAAAAACAAAAACAGGGGGAGTGAAATATCTCCCCCATTATTAAAAAGCAAAACACAAAAATATGTTTGAGAAATACAAAACAAAAAAAGAATTATTAAAGTTCTTAAATGCAGAATTAAAAGGCACACAAGTTAATTTATCTGAAATTAAAAAGAAATTCCCAGATACTCGTAAAGTAAAAAAGAATGATATGTATTATGGTGAAATGGTAAATAGAGTAATTCTATTAGCGGATATTATACATTGGGTTAAAGATTTAGAGGATACAAAATAAAACATTCCCCACCCTAAAAAGTGGGGATTTTTATGCACAATTTTCACTTCCCGGAAATCACCCTAAAACTTTTTCAAACAAGCTTGTTAGATATTAAGTATGATTAAATAATACTTTGCCGTCAATCGTGACATAATTCGCAAAGTTCATACTTCAATTATAAGACCCCGTTAAGTTGTGCCATCTCTTACGGGGTCATTTTTATGCATGAAAAAACCCCCATTTAAGAGGGTTTGGTTACTTTTGGTATATTATCCTTACTTTACAAAGAAAGTGTCTGTATTTGCGTTATAACCTATTTTGTTGTAGGTATTTTATCTCTACTCTTAATGCAGATACTTCCTCAACTAATTTTAAGATTTGTGCTCTCATAATTTCTTTCTCATCAGATGATTCTTGTAGTAATGCTTCTAGTTTAGATATACGAGACGAACAGTCATTTTTAATCCATCTTTCGTTATCTTCTTTTATTGCAGCTCTTTTCTCAAAGAATCTCCATGCAGATGCACCACCTAATGTAGTTATTGCGGTTATAATTACTGTGTATATATTTTCCATAGTTAGTCTTGTATTGGAATGCAATTAGGAACTTCTCTACCATCCATATCCTTTGTACCATATTGTTCATAACCTTCCCAACAAGGGTCGTTTGCATCTTTTAGATTGATACCTCTAAACTTTGTATTGTATGTCACCGCAGCCATTACTTTAGCTGGTGTGTCTTTTATCTTAGACATATTTTCTTTGTCCCAATATGAGTAGCAAATTGCTGCAGCTTGAGATTGTTCATATCCATTATTGATTTCTTCACCTATACAACGAGAGATAAAATCGTTTTCACTCTCGCCTGATTTTACATTTACTGGCATAATATTAATTATTTACTTTGTATGTTTTATTATTAAATCTTACTTTATAGACTGTATTAAAGTCCAATGTTCTCCAATCACCATCTAGTCCTACTACTGGAATATTATACATATCCACTTCGGCCTTTGTATCACTACCACCTGCAATTCCATTTCCAATAGGCCCGTCAATCCAATACATATCATAATATCTTTTACGACCTGTTTCGGTTATCCAACCTACTCTTGCAGGATTAGATTCAGTTGCTTGATTCAAAAGTATATCTTCAAATTCAGAAAAACTGATTGTTTGAGATATAAACTCAACTAGTTTCTTATTTACACAATTACTTGTCATCTTTCTTTTTCTTTTTAGCAGGTTCTCCTGCATATGATGAATTAGGTATTGATGGCATATATCCTGCAGGTGCAGCTTCAGTTTCGGTTAGTAATCCTAACTCTCTTAATTTATTTCTACTGTATCCTAATCCTGCTTTACCACCCCATAATAAAAATGATATGGTGCCACACGAATTCATATCACTCTCATCATAATATACTTCTGCTCTACTTAAATACGAATACATGCGTTTAAGTGTCTCAACTGAAATCGGTTCACCTTTAGCTAATTGTTGTGCTCTTACTTTACCTACTTGAGTTGCACATTTATTATTATTCTTTTCGTTTAACTCTATTCCTCTCTTTGCATTATTAGATACACCACTACCATAGTCAGCGTATGATTCCATTTCTATTCTTTGTCCTTTTCCGTATCTCTTATCTTTCTTAATGATTGCTTTGATTTGTCCTAATAGTATTTCAGCTTCTCCCTCTGTTAATTCATCTATTGCTTTCTCTAATGATAATTTCAAATCTGATTTACGATGTTCAAATAGGCCTTCTATACTATATCCGTTAAATGTTCCGTCTTTTACTTTTTTCCAAACATCATCATTCTCTACTTTGTATACTGCAAATAATGTTCCTTTTGGTAAAGTAAATCCGTATAAGTTTGATTTATCTTTTGTTGGTTGCTCTACTAACCATAATTCAGTTAAGTAAACACCTGATACTTTCTTACCATGTTCTTCGGTTACCTCTGCACCAAATCCATTCTTCATAAACTTTCTTGCAACATTTTCAATTGTCTGCTCACTAAAATATACATAGTATCTTTCACCATCTTCACTCATTCTTAATATCTTCTTATTAGGAATTAACATAGGGCCGGCAACAAGTCTCTTTTCGTCAGATACTTCTGCAAAAAGGACTTCATTAGAAAAGTATACGAAATCTCTTTCTATTGCACCTGCAGCTACGAATGAATTGGCAAATACACCATCTTCTTCATCTTGTAATATCAGTTCATATAATTCTTCCATATTATCTTTTAACATAGTTTATTTTTTTTATCCACCAACAAATGTTGCTGCTCTATTAGTTCTTCTATCTAATGCAGTTTGTGATTGAATTTCTTGTGATACAACATAAGCACGAACTGGCCTATTTTGTGATGCATTTATAGTTTGTGCAATTTGTGTAGTTGGATTCATTCCACCTGTTGTATTGATTTGTGGTGCAGCGATTGTTGGTATAGTTGGTGGAGTTATAGATGGTGCAGAAACAGAATCACCACCTCCTCCTTTTTGACCAGGCACTTTTGGTATCTTTGTAGATACAATTTTCTTAACATTTAATAAACCTGCAAGAATAACAGTACCTGCAGCAATTGCACCAAATGGAGGTGGATATGTTCCTAATGCTTTATTCGCACCCATATATGTATCAATTGTTGCCTGTGCAACTGCTAATGCTTTACCTGCAACTGTATTTTCACCTACCGCTTGTGCAATAGTTCCTAATGCATTACTTATAATACCTAACTTAGCTTCTTGTTGTGCTTGTTCTATTTGAGTTCTTGCAGTTGCAGTTTCTTTATCAAATGCAAGTAATGCATCTCCTGAAGCTTTTCTTGCAATCATATCCTCTCTTTCTAACTGACGAGTTTTGTCAAACGCAGCTATCTCATCTTGGAATGTTGCATCACCTAATGCCTTTTTGTAATTGTAATCAGCCATTACAAGATTGGCAGCATCTACTCTAGCTTGTGATTCTGCATCAAATTTCTTTTGTGCATCTTCCTCTGCCTTTTTATCTCTTTCTTCTGCTATCTTTGCTAAATCATCTGATACTTTTTTATCAGCATCTTCTTTTTCTTTTCTAGCTTTGTCTTGTCTTTCTTTTTCAGCATCTGCATATTTCTTATCAATTGCAGCAATTTCTTTTGCTTGTGCTTCTTTTAATGTAGTAGTATCTTCACCATACTTAGTTGCAAGAAATAAAAGTTTAGAATACTTTTCATTTGCTTTGAATATCTCTTGGTCTTGCTCTTTCATAAGAGATATCATTGCCTCTTTTTGCCCAGTCTCTATTTCCTTTAAGTCAGCGTCTCTTTTTGCTTTTGCTTCTTTTGCTCTTGCTGCAGCTTTATCTGCTGACTCTTTTGCTTTTTTATCTTTTTCATCTTGTAGTTTCTTTCCCTCCTCTACTCTTTTCTTTTCATCTTCTGCAAGTTTCTTAGCCATTTCATTATTTTGTTCTAATGAGCCGGTCACTTCTTGTATCTTACCATCTGATACTCCAAAGAATTTAGCAACCTTATTCATTACACTACCTAATGCTTCAAAACCTTTGGTTATGATAGGTAAGACTATGTTTCCAACTTTCTCTAATATTGCAAACAAAGGTGCAACGACTGCATTGAATGCTGACATTGCTTTTGATAGACCTTCTTGTCCTTCTTTTGTTTTACCTAATGCTTCTTTAATTGCAAAGAATGCTGCAACTAACAAACCTACGATACCTAATGATATTGTAAGTGTTTTACCAAATGTTGCAAATGAATCACCAGCAGTTTTAATACCACTACCTAATTGACCCAATGGGCCTGGTAGGGATGCAAGTCTATCTTCAAATTGTCCTGCCTTAAACTTTGCTCTATCTTGTGCATCATTTAAGTCATCTAATTTGGAACGCAACTTTTCATATTCAGACCCAGTTGCTTTACCTTGCAGTTCTAATTTCTGCATAGCCGTTGTAGTTTCTCTAATTTGTGATTTAAGAGAACCTAACGCACCTTCTGCTTCTTCGGCATTGGTGTTTATATCAACTTCGATTTCAACTACTTCTGCCATAATTTATTGCGTTTTAACCATTTGAAAAATGATTTTATAGATGTAGGCAATTCATATTTTCCTTTAGCAATATCAATTCTATCTGATACTTTGTAATAATCTTTTTGAGACAAAAGGTCAATTGTATTCTTTATCATAACCTTTTAACACCAGTTATCACTTTAATAGTGGATGGAAATATCTTTTATAGTAATCTGCGTTAATGTTATTTTCCTGTGATTTAAGGAAGTCATAGTATTTTTGATATACTATATCCAATTCAGATTTATCTAACGGAAATAGAGGGCCTGTGCAATAATCACCACTACTCTGCTTATGATTCTCAAAGTTATCTGGATTATTTATATCTCCACTTTGTTTATGACCTGCAACCTCTGATGGGTCTGACCAATTAAAGCAGTATGATGGAATATAATTTTCATTGTATTCGTCTAGTTGTCTTTCATCTCTTAATCTTGTATACCAACTTAAACCTTCATAGCCTGTTAAATCCTCTCTAAAACCAATCTCTCTAATTCTATCCATCTTTACAATTACAGATGCTTCCAAAGTATTTTGACAAAACTCTACTTTATCTCCGGTTGCAAATAAAGACATTTTAGGTTTCCATGCATCTTTATCATTTTCAGTAATTCCGTCTACAGCTTGTTCAATATGATAAGGTAAATAAATATCATCATCATCTGCTAACATAAAGTAATCACCTGTTGTGTGAGTTACTGCATCTCTACAAATCTCACCTCTATTTTTATACTTCTCACCTGTCAAATAGTTTGTATCATTATTAACTACAATGATAGTTGGGTCATCAAATCCTAACTCATATGGGTGTTCCATATCTGTATTGAATATAATCAATTCTTTGTTTTGATATGTTTGTGCATGGTATTGTGCAACTATTCTTTTTACACAATAAAATCTGCGGTATGATGTGCAGACAAAACTAACTTTTTTCATATAGATAAACTGATTTATTTAATTTAATATTTTCTTTTCCTAATAACTCATCAACTGCATTTATTACACCTCTCCATGCCACATCATAATCATGTCCTGCAAGTATACCACCTTTTTTAATTTTAGGCAACCATGCTATAATATCTTTTTTTACATCATCATATTCATGTGAACCATCTATAAAGCAAAAATCAATAGTTTCATCTTCATAATTATGCACAACATCCAATGAATATCCTTTAATTAAATTAACGATACCCATATCTGTTAATGGTTTAAGATTATCACTCGCTTCTTTGTATAACCAATCTTTAACATCTCCATGTTCTTGTGAACCTTCGAAACTATCTATTGCGTGATATTTGATTTTTTTGTTTGAATTAAGGATTTCTACACCCATAAAAGCAGTGCTACCACCCTTCCATACACCAATTTCAACGAAAAAAGAATCATTTTGAGATTTATTTACTATGTCTTTGAATACTTCTTCGTAATCAAACCAATTCTGTATTGTATTGTAAAAATGTTGCATTATTTTATAAATTGTTTGTATGCTAAATTGTAATTATGAGTTCTCTCTACTTTACCACCCCATAAATCACTTTCTGAATTACCATCTTGCAGACAAATCAATTTTTTGCTTAAATAAAAATTCTTATCAGCTTCATTAAAACTTAAATAGAATACATCTAAAAGTGTATTGTTTGGAATGTTTGTAATTACTTTATCGTAGAATGTATGATTAACAATATAAGAATGTGCACCATATACTCCATTTGTCTTAACTAATAAATCAGAATATGGTTCTGCTTCTCTATTTGGTTCTCCACCAAAGTAAAATACATCCCACTCTAAATTTTTTAATTCATCAATACACTTCTTAGCTTTTTCCATAAATCCATCAACAAATATGCAATCATCTTCTAATATCCAAATGTTTTTAAGATTTTGTTGTTTTGCTAACTTAACTAAATTGATATGTGATTGACAACAGGCCATTTTTTTATGCCAGTTAGTATCAGCAAATGGATTATCAATATCTTCTAATTTTAATTGCACTGCATTATATCTTTCTACATCTAAACCTAAATTGTTTATCTGATTTTCAAATATTTGTTTTCTATCTGTTCTGTAATCTAAATTTATGTAGTATGCTTTATCTATGTAATCTAAAATCATACTAATGGAGATTGTTTAGCAGTTTCTAATATTTCTAACCAATAATTGTAAGATGCTGTATTTTTTGTTATTTCTAAATTTGCATTATAAGGATAGGAATTTATATACTCAGCTTTATAAAATAAACCTGATGTTGAATTAGTTACACCTGCATTATGAAATATATTATTCTTTTCCCAATTATCTTGTCCCTCAGTTGCCCATGTAAATTCAAAGTTAGTATGACACATAGTATGATTTTCTCTTAACCAACCATTCCATAATACGGCCCACATATCCGCACACCATATTTGTAATTCGTGATACGATGGATTTTCTTGTTTCTTTATTGCACTTAATTCTGAAATATTTTTATATAATATCTCACTATCTCTTTCAACTTTATCCCAATACTTGTAATCAATATTCTTCATTAGGTATTGTGCCCCTATGGCGGCTAATTCATTCCTCTCAACTTCAAATTTGGATATACCTACTATATCACACATTGCTTCTAAAATATCGTCTCCTTTTGACTTTATATAGTCATGTCCTATATACCAACGAGTATCACTACCATACCATCTCTTATCGTTAATCATAATATCAGTAATCCATTCTCTTGGTGGTTTTGTAAATACGATATCACAATCATGGTAAAAGATTGCATCATTAACCAACTCAGGATATTTTTCCCAATGTTGCTTTAATATGTTAGGTCTGATTGAAGAAATATAATGTCTAGTTTCTCTATTATCATCATAGAAAAAGAAACGAGCTGGATAATGATTTGCAAGTTTATTCCAACTTTCAGGGATTACACCATTTTGTTTCCAACATACAATATCAACATTGTTTAAGTTAATACCTTGTTTTCTGAAATTATTTAACATTACGTCAACTTGCCAAGCATAATACTCACTTGCAGGTTGTGCACATACATACCTTAATTGTTTTCCAATGTAGATTTCTGCCATACTTTTATTATTTTGTTCACTATTCTAACACTAATAAAAATGTTTGTCTAACTACATGCTCCATCCGTTGCACTTACTGTAATTGTAGTTCCAGAAGTGATTGTTGCATCTGTTATTACAAATAAACCTGAACCACCTCCACCTACATTTTGACAAGTTATGTTGCTATCAGAGTCGGTGAAAGTAATGTTTTGACCAGCAACTGCACTGCCATAATAAATAATTACATCTTTTGTTCCCAATTGAGTTGAAGTAAAGTTACCATTTTCACCCGAAGTAATTGTGAAATTAGAACCACCACCTGCAAAAGTTACAGCTACACCATTTATTGTCATACCAGTAATTGGAATATCTAATGATGAATTTGTAATATAAATGTCAACACTTGCAGCAGTTGTAGTTGTTGTAGTTGTCGGTGCTGCAGTTGTCGTAGTTGTTGATGTTGTAGTAGTCGGTGCTGCAGTTGTCGTAGTTGTTGATGTCGTAGTTGTTGTACAATTCGTTTGACCACCATTTTGTATGGCCTCTCTTGTACCAGATGTAACTTTTACATACCTTGTTCCATTTGGTTGGTTTGGATATAATCTTTCACTTGCTGAACTACCTACAAATGTTACTGCACCTGCATTTGCAGAAACAGCATCACCATAAGTTACAACACTTGCAAAATAATTTGTACCATTACCTCCTGCAAATCCACCAACAGTAATCGTTTGAGTATCACCTGTACAAGCTCCTGTAATATCAAAAGTAACCGGTGGTTCTGTTGTAGTAGTGGTTGTTGGAGCTAACGTAGTAGTTGATGTAGTAGTCGTAGTCGTGGGAGCCGCAGTAGTTGTTGTAGTACTTGTAGTACTAGTTGTTGTTGGTGCAGCAGTAGTTGTAGTAGTCGGTGCTGCAGTAGTTGTGGTTGTCGTAGTTGGACTAGGACAAACACATCCTCCACCTGCTAAAGTACCTGTACCTCCATCTAATGATACTGGTAAATCAACATTATTACAAATACAAATAACAGTGCCTGTTGTAAAATAATCGTATCTATCTATACCATTACAATCTTTCCAGAAGAAATTACCTGAATTGGTAATGTTATATTCTTTTGGTGCAGGACAAGGTAAAGTCGTTGTCGTAGTTGGTGCAAGAGTTGTAGTTGTTGTCTGTGCTGCAGTTGTTGTCGTTGTACTTGTAGTCGTTGTTGTCGGTGCTGCCGTTGTTGTAGTTGTTGTCGTAGTTGGAGGAGGACAAGTTTGTGTCTTACAATTACCAACAGGTGTTATGGTACCAGTAGTTCCTACTTGAAAGAAAGCTTGTAATAATCCACCTATTTGAGCTGCACATAAATAATATGTTCCAGCACTCATATAAGCATAATTCTGATTTGCACCATAACAATTGAATGTTTCAACTACACCACCCGCAGATGTTATAACAACTTCTGTACAGATACATGGGTCAGGACTAAATGTTGTTGTTGTAGTTGTAGGCCCACTCGTTGTTGTAGAAGTGGTTGTAGGTGCTGCAGTAGTTGTAGTTGTTGTAGAAGTACTTGTTGTTGTTGTAGAAGTAGTCGTAGTCGTTGTCGTTGCAAACACTTCAATTACTTCATTCAGAAAACATCCCACTGCTAAGTTGACTAATTTAATACATCTAGCAGTATCAGGCATTGTAACTATTGCAGTTGAACCAACTGTAGGCAAACTAACAGAACTACCATCTGTACAAAGTATAAAAGCTATACAATCAGTTGAATAGTATATATTGTAAAGAGGACCTGAGTCAGCGTCTCTTGTAGTTAGTGTTATTTGTCTATTTATGTTTGCCATAGTTTTGTTTTATTTAAGAACAATTATATTGTGTTGCTAATACATTTGGTGGTGTAAATACAAATCCATCAGTCTGATATACAACAAATGGAATACCATCAGAAGATGGTGTATAATTTCCTTGCATAAATTCTAAATTAGTTACATCTCTAAATGCACCATAGTTTGGATTAGGGCTACTAAATGGAGTTGTTAAATTCGAATTTAACCAAGCTTCCGCTCCAAAATAATTAAAATTAGCATAAGTAAGATTGAAGAAAGAGACAGCTTGATTTCTTACATAAAAAGATGAACTTTCTTGATTATAATACATGTTACTAGTAGCCGTTCCTGTACCATTACAAGGGTTAGTAGGTATTATTGCTCCTCCTAAATTATTTGTGCTTTTATATTGAATAGTCGATGGAGTTACTTTATCCAATCTTTGTACAGATATATTTGATAATGTATTATAAGTATCAGGTTGAAATCTTACAATTTCTCTATTATTATCAAATTCAGCTATATAGAAACGATTAGCTGATATATTTGCTTGATATCTTGTAGTATAGTCTGTATTAAAAGCAGGAACTGGTGCCCAACCTTTTTGCATTATACTTTGTGATACAGGTAATATTCCAATTGTAGCAGCAACACTTCCGGATGAGTATAAATAAGGTTTAGCTAAATTATAAGAACTAAATCCATTACTTCCGCTCATATCATATAATACTAAATTTCTATTAACAGATAATCCAATTTCTACACTTCTAGTCACACTATTCCATAAAGATGCACTCCAAAATCCAAGCATTCCCCAATCATTTGGTTGGCTTCTCCACTGCCCACCATTTCCTAAATATGATGCTGATAATGCAGCTAATCCATTATCGTAAGTATCGGTTATTCTTACATCATAATAACTAGCAGTTCCTAATGTTGCTCCAATAGATAAAGATGATGAAATTATAGATGTATTTAATGCAAATGGAACACTACCTAAAATATTTGCACTACCAGTAAATGATATATTTGAATTAGATGGTAATGTTTGTTCACCACCAACATTTACTGCACTGCCAGATAAGTTAATATATAATTGATTACTAGCTGTAAATGGTGCACTTAATGAAGATGATATATCAAATCTAAAAAATCTAGGTTGTGGAGGCAAAGTAGTCGTAGTCGTAGGCGTTATTGTAGTCGTTGTAGTAGTAGGTGCAATAGTTGTAGTCGTTGTTGTAGTTGTACTGGTCGTAGATGTAGTCGTTGTTGTAGGTGCTGCAGTTGTTGTTGTTGTAGTTGTAGTAGTTGGTGTAATTGTACATGCTGCTCCATATGTAATCGTTGCACCGGTGCCTGTGATACCAGCCCAACTTCCAATAACTCCACATACTATCAATGTTTGATTTATAGATAATGTACCAGCTATTAGTGTATTAGATGCACAATCGTGATAAACGTAAGTGCCAGCAGATACAGGCCCTTGAGTAAATGTTATCAATTGACAACTTCCTGATGGAAGACAATTAAACGATGATGAATTATTACATTGTGGGTTTGCTGGAATATTGCTACCTCTAGATATTATAGAACTTGCACCTGTTATGGTACCTGAACCACTTGCCGCACAAACTAATAATATTTCATTACTACTAAGTGATTGAGATTTCGCAGAACCACCACATTCTGTCCAAGTTGCTGTATCTCCCAAACCACCTGCAACAAATAAAAGACAATCACAAATTGGTGATGCAGTAGTTGTAGTTGTTGTCGGAGCTGCAGTTGTTGTAGTCGTTGTTGTTGTAGGTGCAAGGGTTGTTGTAGTAGTTGGTGCAATAGTTGTACTAGTGGTTGTTGTAGGAGCAATAGTAGTCGTAGTAGTAGGTGCAGCAGTTGTAGTCGTTGTTGTACTAGTTACTATAAACGAAGATGTAAAATTAAATCCACATTCTTTTGCAGGCAATAAATTACTAATTACAGGCGGTTCTAATGGGCCTAATAATTGTATTTTACATTCACCATTTTTTAAGTTATAATCGTTTATTGCACGAAGGTGATAATAGTTTCCTCTCCATTCAACTATATCGTTCAATTCCATCTTATAATAATCTGCAAGAGGAATGATTGCTTCACAATTAAATAAACGAGTTCTAGGATTATACAATAAGTTTACATATGTTTCCCAATATTGTGTATAAAGACTACCTGTTGGTATTTGTCCATATGCTGCAGCTTCATTATTAAAAAGTAAACTATCACTTCCAAC